AGAGCGACGATCTTTCAAGTGACTACCGCCGGGCAAGATAAAAACCGCACAAAGACGCATGCGGGCACTCGAATCATCAAGCTCTTACCTGCGGCGGTGGAGGCGTTTGAGTATCTGAAGGAACTCAAGTTTGGGGATCGCGCAACCTATAACCCGCGTGCATACACCGAGTCCAAGCGCTGGAACGACAAGGCGACTCAAGAGCATTGGAGGGCGGCCCACGCCGGAACGGACATCCCGTACCGCAACCCGTACCAGCTCCGCCATACGTTTGCGAGTCAACATCTGAGTCAGGGCGCGAACATCGCGTACATCAGTAAGCAAATGGGTCATAAGACGGTGCAACAGGTGATCAATGACTACGGTCGATGGGTCGATCAGGGATCCGAGATCGACCGGCCCGCCGAGCGGTATGGCGAACGTAAGATCTGGTCCTGACCCCAAATTCACATGTGAAATTCGTGTGAATCGGTGGCTCGAAGTGGCTCAATTCACACGCGCCGAACTGCATCCTGATCTACAGATTTGTATATCAATCAGCAACTTAGCTTAAGATATCTTGAGATAACTGGGGGTTAACAGCCCCCCGCGGGTTCGAATCCCGCTCTCTCCGCCAGGACAAATAAGCGTTAAGAATCAACGACTTAGAGCAAAACGACAGAGGCCCTTCGGGGCCTTTTTCTATGCGCGTGTGAAAGACGTGTGAATTCAGACTGCGGCCGATCCTTCGACCAGATCGCGGACGCGGACTGAAACGAGTGTCTTCCTCGCAACATGAACAAGATCGAACGGCTGGCTGAGCACGTTCACATAGATATCGTGCTTGTCTGTGTTCCAACATGCGCCAGCTACTTTCCCCGCACGATATGCGACTGCGCCCAGGTCCGCAGCGTTGCACTTGACGCTAGCTGAACCATGCAATGCAACTAGCGTCTTGTCTTCTAGGCGCAGGTAAGCTACTGGGATGTCGGGCAGTGCGCGCGACTTCTTGATTGACTCTCTTACGTCGAGAGCAGGCCCGATGAATAGCAGAGCCAAAGCGGCCGAAGCTAATGCCAATCCGATTATTCTTTTCATGATGATCCCTGGTGCGGTGGTTAACTTACTTTGCAACGCCATCGAACAGGTTGCGCTCTGCATCTCTGCGAATGATGAGTCCCGGCAGCCGCTTTCCACCGCCGAAAACCCAGCGCTCGAACTGCCTCGCAGCCCCTGCGTAGTCGCCTGAATTCAGCAATTTCAACAGCGTGCTAGTGCGCAGGTTGTGAGCGCCAGCGTTGTACGCAAAGTCCACCAGCGCGTCGAACTGGCCTTGGCTCAGCGGCACTTTGACGCAGCGACGGACAGCTTCTTCGTACTCAATGAGCGTTACTCGCATTAGCGACTCAGCGATAGATCTGTCGATCGACTTGTCCGTAAGCTTCACTGCAGTGCCGTCAGCGTAGCGTGTAGATCCGTAGCCTATGGTCGGTACGCCCGCTGGGCACAGGTACGGCAGCGCAACGAAGTTTTCTGACTTGCGGATCAGCGCGAGACAAGCATCAGAGGCATTCACTTGAGAACCAACCCAAGTCCGGCCACGCCGACGAACAAGAGCGCTGGGGCTGCCGAAGCTAATGGCCGTCCGATTATTATTTTCATGATGCTTCTACCTGGTTGGATGGTTAACTTACTTCGCAACGCCCTTGAACTTCTCTGCTGTTCTCAGCGCACCGAGTCCCAGCATTCCCATCAAGACTGGGAGCATTTCTGTGAGATCGGCTGGCGCAAGGTCGAGCGTCTTGTCTCCAACAATCAAGAGTGCCATTTTCACAATCGGCAGGCCAATCCAATTCCATGCGCACGCCATGCCGCAGACCCAGCCGATGAATGGCCGCCAGCCTCCGATGAATACGCTTCCCGTTTCGGCTTCGGCTTTATTGACTGCGAGCTGCGCCTGAACGACGGAAACTGTAGCGGCAAGCAAAACTTTCTCTTGCTCAGTCTTATCTGGCCAGATGCGATCGACAGCCTTACCGACCAGATCAGCAACCTGCCCCGCGCCAGCGATGTCTATTAGTGCCATTGCGGTCTCACTTGAGAACCAGCGCAACGCCGGCGGTACCGACAATAGCTGCCACACCCACGATTGCTTTGAGAATGAAGCCACGAATCTCGATCAGCCCAGGCATGTGACGCTCTAGATCCCGCGTTCGCTCTTCGAGATCATCGTGCTTCTCTTCTTGCTCTTTCATCGCTAACCGCGTTGCACGATCGCGCTCTTCAATCACTGCGAGCTTCGATATGCTTTCTGCGATCGTCTCGATACTTCGCTGAGTACGCTCTGCAGACACCGCTAGGCTTGAGACCGAAACCTCAAGCCCTGCGAGCCGCTCACCGTCTGTGCGGCCTGTGTTTCTATCTGACATTTATGAACTCGCAATTTAGTTTGTCGTGTAATGCTATCTGACGATAGCTTATCATAACATTCTAAATTGCAAGCTTTTTAGAAATCGACTTGGGTATATTCAAGCTCATCGTGCAAGAAAGCGAGCGTACTAGCGTTGTCGATGACTAAATCGCCAGGCATAACAGCTATCCCGTTTTCGCTAGGATGGCCAGATTCGCTTATCTCATCGCCCGGCCGCTTGATGTGAATGATCTGACCACCCTGCGATCGTATCCACGCTGCTTCATTCTCGAATCGAACATCGCTGATAACGACTTGATGCCATTGCGACCTCCTGACGCGCTCGGATAACACTCTGATCCAAATGTCATCTTGCACCTGATTCCTGCCGAATTCTGTCCCCAGACGCTGCGCAAGGTAGCGCGGGCTTCGACCTATCCACGGGATTTCCTTTTCTTTTAGAATGCGATCATTGAGCTCCGCATCCGTCAAGCCGAAGATTGCTTTGATGCCGTCGCGAATTGCGTCGGCGAATGCGAAGCGCTTAAAGGCGAAGCGCTTAACAAGGTAGTCTGCTGCTGTATCTTTACCCGCGCCAGCGCGGCCAGCGATTCCTACGATGTTTACTTTGTTCATGATGATTCCTTGAATGTGTTTTGACCTGGCGGGGATTAGCCGCCAGGGTTCGATTAGGCTGTGTAGGCGCCATTGATGATGTTGATCAGCGTGCGCTTGCCATTCTTGTAAACGATGCAGTGCGTGTGCAGCCATGAACTCGGACCACGTGCATACTCAAGACCATATTTCGAGCTGGTTCCGGTCTGATAGACGCCACCTGAGATACCGGGTGAATGGCTGTGGCCAACAATGCTCTTAGTACCAATCTTCTCAAGAGCGCGCCTGCTTCCACGGGAACCATTCGGACCGAGATCGCCGTGCATGCCGAACTCGATACCGTGCTGCTGAAAGCTTTCGTCGCGCTTGATAAACAAAGTACCTTTGTGTGACTTCAGCATCCTGCGGCTCATGTACTCGAACGGGTCGATGAACTCGCCACGCGCTTTAATCTCACGCGTCATCGCAGTAAACAGCTCAGCCCACAGCTCTGCATTCTCAGGATCTAGACGTGGGTCAGTTTCAGCTATCCACCACGTCAGGTGATCGTGGTGGTTCGAAGGAACGATGATGTTCAGAGAACCCTTGCGCGTCTTTGAATCGATGAAGTCGAAACAGCGCTGCAATTCCTCGGCAATGTTTGCCTGCTTGCCATGGTGCTTTGCAAACTGCTTGATTGGGTCTTTCTTGTGATGATGCGAGATGCTGTAGCAGTCGAGTACATCGTGATAGACAAGTAGGCCTGGCTTCAAGCGGTTGACGATTGAATCTTTCATATCGAAGGTGACTTCTACAACCTCTTCATCTACGAAATCTACGTGTAGGTCTCCGAGCACCAGGGCCTCGATTCCGCCGTTCGGTATCACACCATCTTCAGAGAACTCCATATCGAGGTCTTGGAATGAGCCGTCGACACAGGCGTTGATCTGGCGCATATGGAAAGCGCGTCCATCTTCTTCGAGCTCAATAACGCAGGCTCCGAATGTGTGGTGGTGCTCACCGATCGAGCCGGCTTTCGTGTCTGTATAGTTGAACTCTGTGCAGCTACCTGTCGTTGTCAAAATCTTTGGAAGCTTGTTCTGCGGCGTCGCGATTGTTGTCAGCTCAAGCTTCGGGTGGCCGATGATTGCGCTCTTATGGCCAGTGATCGTCTCGAACCCCTCAAGCGGCCTGCGAGCTGTCGGCTGCGTCTTGATGTCGCCCATGACCACCAGATTGAGTCCGAGGTCAACGCGTGAAGTAACCATCGCGCCGGCAAGCTCAGGAGCCCACCATTCCTGGTCCCCCATCCCCGCTGTCAGCAGTGAAGTAGGGTTCTTGTAGCGGTATGGGATCACCATCAACTCCGCGTTGCGATACGAGCAATAGCGCTTCAAGTTAGCCATGAATCGCTGATTGACCGGCGTAGCGTTCTGAGCGCTGGTGATGACATAGCGCTTGCGGCCAAGGCGCTGCGACGGTGCGCGGCTCAGGTCGTCGATGCGCACACCATCCGCAGGTGCTGGCCGGTCCTTCGAGTCAGCAGGGATGTCTTCATAGACTGCGACGTTGACCACATCGCTAGCGGTACTACCAGCCGCCCGCGCGATCTTTGCGACACGTAAATTGATTGTTGAATGAGCAACTCCGAGTACCTTTGCAGCCGCACGCCGTGACCCTGAATTCTTGAGGATCATGTTGAAGTCTGTGTCTGATACTGTGATCTTGCTTACTTTGTTGTTAGCCATGTTTATCTTTCGTTTTCTTGCGTTTGAATACTTTTTCTTTCGATCAAGTACAGGTGGTTTGCATATCGATCTCTCGACAAAACGAATAATAACAAGTTGCAAACATATTGCTGACTAGTTTGCTTGCGCCGAAAAAGTAGTACTTAGCTCGATTTACCTGGAGAAGTTGGTTGATAGACAGGCAACATCTCGCACGCAGACATGAAAAAGCCCGCATAAATTAGAGTGGAAACTCTAAAATATATCGGGCCGATACGGGAGGAGTGGTTAATTCTGGCGGGAGAAGTGGTTAATTTGAGGTGAAATGTTTATTCCGCGCAGCAAACGTGGCTCGGTTAGAAGTCAGTGGAGACAATAGTGAAGCGAATCGATACTTTGATGCCGTAGGTCGAGAGCGTTGTCGTAGAGGTAGAGCTAGAAATACTCAATCGCAAACGAATCCGCCCGGCCAGCGCGTCTCCAACCGGCCCAATGACTAATGAGCTACTCATCGAGATACCAGTCGTATCCGTCGTTTGCAACTGAGCTGCAGACGATGAAGATACTAAAGTCACAAGTCCATCTGCGTCACACGAGACTCTAAACAGTTGTATGAAACTCTGATGCTTCATCAAAGTTGCGGCTGCGGTCGCGTGCGGTGTGGTACTGACAGTCAACAGCTCTACTCGGACTATTGATGCTGCGCCAGTGAGGCTTTTGGGCAACGAGATTGGGTCAGAGTAATGCAGTGAGCCACCAGTCAAAATTGGTGGATCAATAATAAATGATGTATCACGTATGAAGTTGTGTGCAGTACCGCCGACTCCGCCACCCGCTGCGTACGCTGCATCAAGTGCAGCGGCTGCGTCGATAATGGCTAAATCAGCAACATCTCCCGCCGAGTCCGCTGTTGTCTGTGCAGTACTAGCTGCGGCCAAAGCGGCGTCCGCAGTAGCTTGAGCAGCGTCTGCTGCATCCATCGCAGCAACTGCTAGTTCGCTGGATCCACCACCGCCACCTATCTGCCTGCGGTCTATATATGATGTGACTGCTGTGCTAGACGTTACAACAGAATACAAAGCTAATGCGCCGACTGTGAAGCCCACGATATTCTGACTGACCACACCAGCCGTATCTACTTCGATGTAGCTTGTAGAGCTTGCAGGTAATACGAATGAACCATTCTCAATCTCTTGATCTGCATACCATCCGCCGTAGTAGGCCCAAGTCAGTCCAATGGATGCCGCTTGCCGACGCGCGAACAGAACAGCAGGCGAGGCTGCGCTAAAGAAGTCATTTGCGGTAATCTCCTTACCAGCTTGCCCGACTTCAATTAGATCTAGAATTTGTGTGCTCGATGACATGGTATCTCCATTTATTCTAATTATAAGTCAACCCACAAAACGTCAACAGCATCATCGGCCTGGCGCATCGTCGTATAGTGACTCGTAGCCATTATGTTTGCGATCTTTGCTTTGTATCCTGTGCCTGGTGTATACAGTGAAAGCGGAACATCGAAGTAGATACTCGACAGATCGGGCGATGCGTAGCGTGCGATTGCGCCCGATATATCGGAGCCGGGCACCAGCTCGCCGGCCGGGTTGTACAAGAATAGAACGTGCTCGGTTTGCATGCGAATAGATGCTGAGCTCGTGTAGTAGCCGAACGAGATATCCGACTGGGGTACGTCCGCGTAATCTACCCAAGGCATTCCGTCTCTCGACCGCGCTTTGCAATACACGCGCGACATCTCACCCGGGATTGTTATCCCGACAAATCCAGCGACAGGCGATAGTGGGCGCGTCCCGAGGTTTGTAGGCGTGAAGTCTTGGTAGTTCCCTGAGTCACTCGGACGCCCGCGCGTGACAGCTTTGTACTGAGTAGATACCGGGCTGGTTATTGCGCCGAGACCCTTTGTTGTGTCGCTGCCGCTAGGGTTCAACGTCTTGAATGACAGGATGTTTGAGTCGAGTAGCACGAAGCGCTCGCCGGTTACGTGCTTGTCGCAGTAGTAATCAGAGCCACGGCAGCCGCGCATCAACCCTTGCAGCCTGTAGACCGAGTTACCTTCAACCGAGCTTATCAATGTCGCAGACTGGAACTGAATGACTTCTTGACCAATTGCGGCTCGATTGGCCACCCCGCGCTTGAGGGTTGCGTAATCAGTCGATACCAGCACTCCGCCGTTCTCGATAGTCACCAGCAGCTCGTTGATGTCATCGCGAATGCTTGAGCGCTGCGTGGGTGCGCCGAGTGCGTGATTAGTCCTGCCTACCGTGGCTTTCAGCTTGGTTTCTTTGATTAACTCATCAGTTGTTCCGCGCGAGTACAGACCGCCACCAGGCCAAGACGGGACACTAGACGCTAAGCCGTAATACGTTGTTCTGTTGATTACATAGTCTTCTAGCGCAACCAGGTCAAGCATGATTGCTTCAGTGACACCCGTGGCATTCATCCTCTGAGTGGCTTGAGTAACGTCGTCAGCATCGGGTGATTGCGTCAGATAAAGCCCGTCGTCGCTCTCCGCTTCGAACTTGAGAACGCCAGTCGGCGTGTCTTCGCGCTTTGTGATTCGGACGCGATAGGCTTTGTCGCCTTGAGTTAACGCAACAACGTCAGACGGCATCAAATGCGCGTACTTCAGGGTCGTGCTGAAAGCCGCTTTGTTGCGGCCCGCGTATGACATGTAGAGCAAACGAGCGGCCGTGGCGGCAGCTTGCGTCTGACTCATCGCGATCGGCAACTGAACGTCTGACTTCATGTTCGAGCTCGAAGTCATCCTCCGCTGGTACTGAGATCCGACCGCATAGTCTCCAGCCGGATCTGCGAAAGCTACGGCGATCTCAGAAGGAAGCTCAGACTCGTGCGTGCGGGTCCATGTGATCGCGTCTGCAAGCTTTCCGCCCTCCTCCGCTGCGCCGAGGTCGCTCTCTGGGATCAGAGTCAGGGCTGACTGACCCCGTGGCACGAATGTCAGCTTGTGATCGACCTCGATAGAGTCAAAGAACGTGTAGCTAGCAAGTGGCGTCAGGTTGTCACGCGGGTTAGCTCTCGAAGAGATGAGGTAGCCATCAACCACGGTACCGAGCTTCGATGTGTCGATGATTGACGCCGGCATCCCTGCCACGGCGCACTCAGCGTCGATGATCGCTGCATCGGAAGTCTTGCCGGCTTCATATGAACCAGTCGAGCCGAACACTAAGGGCAGGCTGGCGTCGACCGGGTAATCGCCGGACTCACGAATCATCGCGCCTAAGACGAATAGCCCGGCGTTGCAATAAGCTGACTTCAGGTACTTGTGTGGCCAGTAATCGGCCGGCGCACTTGGACCTGCTGTGCGTATCGTTGTGCCTGCGGGCAACGTGTTCGCGATGTCTAGCGTATTGATTCTTGTGAGTTCAGTATCAATCAAAGGGTCGAGAGAATAGAGAGCAACATACGCGTTAAGTATGCTTGCGACATAGACTGTCCCGCCTCGAACTGCTAGCACTGTTCCGAAATGGTCGAATCTGAACTTGTTCGGGTCTGTTGTTGCTAAAACTATCGAGTTAACAAGCGCACCCGCGCTGTCGAATATCTTTAGTGCCCATGTGTTGCCGCTGCCAATCACTGCGTACACGTGTGACCCAGCCGCAACTAGATCGTGAATCTCACCGGCCCCGAGAGAGAAAACCATTTCAGAAGTTGACAGCGCAGTCTTTCCACCCGAAATGATGTCTACGCTGAAGTTCTTAATCGTCAGGCCAGCTTGACCCGATGATGTAATGTATGAGACAGCAACCAGAGCAGCAGCTTTGTTTGGCGAAGAGACAGTAGCAATACTACTTGTGAGAGTTATTCCACCGGGACTCGCAGGATTATCGAAGTCGAGTTGAAATACGTTGTTGTTCTTTCTGTCATAGATGTTTACATACTGCTTTGTACCTGTACCACCGAGACCGTTGTCGGTATATCTGTACGCAAAGCCCTTGACCTCACCCGTGAAGCGAACATTCCAAAGGTTGCCGGCGGTAATTAGGAAATCATCAGTGAACGGAATCGGCACTGGCGGCGGCGTATTGATAATGATATTTACACCAATACTACCCATCGAACCGCTCGGAGTTGTATTGTATTGCTGATAAGAGAATTGACTATTGCATTCTGAGCCGCCGTTGAATCCTGCTACAAAGTATGAAACGTCTAGCAAATCGGTAGCGTTGCAAGACATCGACGGATGATTAGCAGCACCCGGTAATAGCGATGGTATGTAGCCACCGAGCACGCCGATTGGTGAAGGGGACGTCAGGCGTGCGTCTGCTTTCGAGACTACGAACTCTAGGTTCGGGATCTTGTTGCCGTACTCAGCAAGCGGGAAGCGCTTGAATACAACGTAAGCTGTTCCGCGATAAGCAGATGTGTTCGGGTCGAGCCCTTGCAGCGTGATGTCGGCCGGCTGGTCATCTGAGCCGTCGTGAACAATCATGTAAGCACCGCAGGCGTCGTCGCCAGCTTGCTTGCGAGCAGGGTCGGTCTCTGTCGCGTCATAGATCAGCTTGCCATCGGCAAACACTTTGAGGACAGCACTGATCTGGCCTTCGCACAATGAGAGCGCAAAGGTGCTGAAGTACGTGTAGTTAACAACCTCATTCGCGCTATCAATCTTTACTACCTGCGATGCTTCTTCGATCTCGCCGCAATAGAGCATGTCGCCTGCGAATCTGTGCGTGCCGTACAAGCGGGGGATCGCATTGCCATAGCTCGAAGCCGTGGCTGACAGATCTCCAAGGCGAGGGCCTTCAGTCCGTGTGACCGGGCCAAAGAACGCGACAGCAACAGCGGATCCGATTGCGCCGCCGATCGGCCCGCCGATCATTGAACCGGCTATGAAGCCTACTGTGCTCGCGTAATTAGCCATTTGCTGCCCCGGGCGTACGCAAGCCGCTATCAGTAGATAGCTTGCAGTGGCAAGCGAATGTGGTGGCAGCGGAAATCATTTACCTTGATTCACTTTGTCTTTTGTCGGCTTAGAAGGAAAGCCGCGATGGTTTACGATGTTATTGAACTTAGCGAGACAGTCTTGATCTCGAATCTTGTTGCAGCCCGCGTGCACAGAGAATGTATCTCCATCTAAAATAGAGTTTACCATGGCTTCTTGTAAGTCAAATTTTCCAGCGACGAATGACTTAACTTCTATTCTCCGGCCGATGTTATCGCCAGAGGTCCAAGTCAATACTCCGCCATTGAAATAGCCGTCAGCGGGACTGAACCCCTCAGCATCGAATGTGTACAGAAACTCAGACGTTGTCGCAACGCCAGTGAATGTGAACGATGCAATGTTCAGACCGCAGCGCTTGTCACCAAGGTTCGCGTCGCATTCCGCTGTGTATATCCTTCCGACAGTTTGCTGAAGCTGCTGAAACAAGCCTAGCAACTCCGCTTTGTAACCATACTTCCCAGTCGATATCTCGCCAAGCATGCCGGCCCGCATCCTTTCGCAGCCAAGGGCTGGTGCGGACCAGTCAACGCGCGAGAGAGTTACTTGAGCGTAGTCCCAGACCCGATTCAGGATAGCGTCTTCAGTGAATAGCTCATCGCTGAAGAACCCGCTCACAGCTAAGTTGTCTACTGCGAAGTCGCCTGAGCTGACAATCTGCGAGGGGTCGATGCCTGATTTGGCTTTGTAGACAATACCTTCGAACTCGATATCAGCAGCGTGCGATGTCAGGCCGAACACTTGGCCATCGGTGCGCGTGATCTTCCAGATGAATGCAAGGCGGGTAACTGCTGCGGCTTGTTTAGTGGCCAGCGCGATCGGTATGATTTTCATGCTAGCAGCTCGATTATTCTTACGCCTGACCAATCGACTAGCCCGCCGTTATGGCCGAGGCGCATGTCGTCGTCTTCAAAGCGCGCAGGTACGTCGAATGAGCCACGCCAGGCCAACTCTCCAACCAGCGGGCCTGTGGGTGTAACGATTCCAGTTGTCGAGTCAAGCGCGTATGCAGTCGACACAATGTCTGCGCCGCCGAGCGTCAGTACGAAATCGGTAGGGTCGGGCTTGGTGATTCGGCGATAGTCAACCATGCCACCATACGAATACACCTTGTAGAGCGCAAAGCTGGTACCGTCGTCGCTGGCCAGCAAGCCACTTTGCGCGGCGGTTACGGCATGATCGAACGGGTCTCTGAATCTGAAACCGTGCGCCCTGCCTTTGACTACGCGATGGAAAGCGATCAGGCTTGCAGCCGTTCGAACTTCCTCAGCACCCTGAGGGAAATCCCACTTGCCGCGACCAGTTGACCAGACTTGATTCCGCTGCTCATGGCCAGAGCGCAAAGAGGTGATGTTCGTGTTGAATCCTGGCCCGCCGACGCTCAAGCCCGCGACCGAATCAGGGAAGCGCGGGGCCTCGATAAAGGGCTCGATAAGCGCCGTGTTGCCGGCGATGATGGACTTGGTGAGGATGGCCATTGCTGCCCCTGGTTAGCTGAAGCGGGTAGCCGCGCGACTGAGCGACGCACTGGCTTGGCGAGCGATCTGCTCTTGCGTGCGAGCGTCGATCGGGCCTGCGATGTGGAAGTTGTTCACCACTGAGCCGATCCTGCTTCCGCCGCTTGAGCCGTTGTCGAGGCCGGGCTTGTTGTATGCAGCAGGGACGATGCGCTCGCCTTTGTGGATCTTTGCAACCATGTCGCCGGGCACGTAAGCAGTACCGACATCGAACGATGGGAGCCCGCCGCTCATTGCGCTGAAAGCTGAGCTGATCATGCCGCCAGCGCCGTTCATTGCCCCGCCAGCCATGCCCATGATGGCGCTGGTCAACGAGCTCAGCATGCCGCCCATCGACTTGTCGAGCATGTTGAAAGATGCCGAAACAACATCGCCGACCTTTCCGACAACTCCGCCCACCCTGTCGAATACCGCTGTCTGTTTGGCTTGGCCTTCAACATCGATCAGCCCGTTTACCATCGTGACTTTGACCGCGCCAGTGCCCGCATCGATCGGTAGACCATTGGCGCCCTTGCTCTCGCCGAACAAGCTCGATAGCGCTTTGCCAAACCCGGTATCAGTGCCCTCCCCGCCCACTAGGAACTTGAACGCGCCGTCTGTCACCGACTTAGCCGCATTGCGCATGAAGCTATCGTTGAGCGACTTGAGCATCGTCTTCCATGAATCTGAAAGCGACTTCGCACCAGACATCCAGTCGCCGAGGTGGGTCTCCAAGGCTTGCTTCGATGATGCAATCTGCGAGCGCGTGATTTGCGAAGACTCCATCTCCATTGCGCTGCGGATCTTCAGCGTGCTTAAAGCATGCTCACGCTCAAGCCGCTCAAGCTCCGCGTTAATGTCAGCGCGCTTGGCAACGTCAGTGCCTGCCAGGACCAGCCTCGCAGCCATAGCATCTTTGACGATCTCGAAGCGCTGGTCTTCGAACTGCTTAGCGTTTGCAAGCAACTGAGCTTCAGTGATCCTGCCCGTGTCGCGGGCGTGCGCCGACAGCTCCTCATCGTGTGCGACGGCGATCAGGCGGGCATCGGTCAGAGCGCGGTCATGGATGTCAGCAAGCCGGGCCATCAAGTCGGTCTCGACCTTGAGGCGCTCTTTCGCGACGGCAGCTTCCGCACTCAGGCGTTCACGGCCAGATGCGATGGCGGCTTGCGTGTAGCGCTCATTGAGCACGGCCAGCTCGCCTTCGATCTTGATCGTCTGCGCTTGCAGTTCGAGACGCTTCGATGCTGTCTTGATCGCTGGATCTGACTCGGCAGACTTAGACGATGCAGCCTCGCGTTCTTTCGCATCGATCTCAAGCTTCAAGCCCGCTTGCGCGATGCTCAGGCGGCGATCGTAGTAAGTACCCAGGCTGATCAGTTCGCGCTTGAATGCGTCGTCGTTGATCGCGGTCTCGGTTGCCAAGTGCTCACGTTGCAGGCTACTGGATGCGTCGAAGCCGGCTTTGAGGATCGATTCCTGCGCACGATTGGCCGAGGCCAGTTCGTCGGCGGCTGCGGTTGCGCTGCCAGAGTCTTTCGCCGAATACTTCCTTGAGCCGCTGCCACCCATCGTGGTCCCGCTTGTATCTGCGGAATCCGACTTCTTCGAGCCGAACACTTTGTCATCGACGTACGCGCCGGTATCGCGCATGATCTTTGCGATATTCAGCGCGTGATCTTGAGCTGCTTTCTGTGCAGCTTTGAAATGCTTGTTGTAAACAGCGGTCGCCTTGTCACCGTCGAATCCATTTGTCATGAACTCGAATGCGGATGCTGCAGCGGCCTTGATCGTTCCGAATGTAGCCACGAACCCGCCGGCTACGGCTTCAATGATGACGCGGATAGTAGAGAAGACTAACTTGGTGACGATCAGCAGACCGTTGAAAGCGTCTTTGACGATCGCTGAGGAGTCCGATATCTCCTCCGATGCAGGCCTGAATATGCTGATGACCGACGCCATAGCCTCGCCGACTCCGCGCGCCAGGCCAACGAATGTGGCGACTAGATCGCTGACAACAGCAATCGTGCCCTCCATCGCGGTATTCAGAACGCCAATAGCTGCGGGGCCATTCACTGCGACCCACCCCGAGAACTCTTTCATAGCCGGCATCGCTGCCGAGCCAATGGTTTCACCCATTTCGTTCAGAGCGAACTTGGCAGTGTAGACAGCTTTGTTGTATTCCTTGACGCTCTCGACCCCATCGACGCCGAGCACAGAATTGAAGTCTTTAGCAAGCTTGATCGCGTGCTCTTTCATTTCCGAGTCGAGCTTTTGCAGCTTGACTACTTCAGCCGCGCCCTTGCCGAACAACTCCATTGCAATCTGGTTGCGGTCATAGCCTGCGGAATACTGGTCGAGTAGCGTCAGGCCATTCGACATGATCTGCTGCTGAGTAAGCATCTGGCCAGACGTGTCAGTCGTCACCAGGCCAAGCTCTTTAAGCCTGTCGCCATTCGTGCGCAAGCCCATGTTCAACTTGGTGACCGCACCAAGGTAATCGCCAGACGATGCGCCGATTAGCTCAAGTCCGATATTCAGCTCACTAGCTTCTTTGAGTGATATGCTGAGCTGAGTCGAGAGCTGCTCTATTTCACGCGCTTCATTCGTGACGTTTTCGATTAGCTTACCGAATATTCCGCCAGCGACGATAGTTGTGATAGCCGCACCCAGCGCGCCGAACTTGCCGATGACATTCGATATGCCACCACCAACATTATCCAGCGCGCCATTGATCCCCGCTGCACCAGACTTGAATCCGTCAGCGTCAACCTTAGGCTTGAACTCTTTCTGATTAACGCGATCGAGAGTCTTGCCGACACCAGAGATTGTGGAGTCAAGGCGAGAAAGGATAGCTTCCATCCGCGCGCTAGAAGCTTGCACAGCCGTAGCCGCGCCTTCGAGGCCTGTCTTGAGGCCCTTGTCATTCGCTTCTAGACTGATGCTAAGCTTATCCATTTTCAATCTCTCATCGCATTACGTGGCCATCGGGAACATGGCGAACAGGTCTGATATATCGCTGTCTTGACTCTCACCGCCGGCATCTGAATCAGTGCTTGCAGTAATTCTTGGCACTCCGAAATGGGCCCCGATGCGAGCGACTTCTATGTGCATTGGAGGGATGTTTTCCCAGTGTTTCGATAGCGCTTCGAGGCGAATCAGATCTAATTCCCACCTGACAGTCTCCCAGGTCCACCCTGTCGCATTAACGAGATAAGCGTATAACTCAGGGAACGTTACCCCCGAGCCGCCTGATCCTTTCCCGCCTCCCCTTGGGTGGACATCAGACCAGCCACTTTCATAACGCAAGACATCACTTGTTCAACATTGCTGATGTCGATTACATCGCCAACTTCTTGTCGCGTGATAGCTGGGTAATTGCGCTGCAAGGCAGCATGCGTGAGATCGATCGTGAGCTTGATACTCGTTGCGTCTAGCCCGCCTTTGAACGATGCCATCCGCTCTTGAAACAGCTCAAGAGATCCGAGCGACAGGGGCGGTATGACGAAATCAGTTCCGCCGAGATTCATCGTTTCGCCAGCAAACTTAGGTGTGCTTTGTGCAGTCATGATTCGTATCCTAGAAAAGTGGTGTGGGGACAAAAGAAAAGGGGCCTCAGAGAAGCCCCTTTTGGATACATACAGTTTACTACAAGCTAGCGTATGTCAAGCTTTGCTAGCTTTGTATGACAAATTAACGGAACGAGATCAAGCCAACTTCGCCGGCCTCATCTTCCATCGCGCTGAACTCGATATCTGCCATCGAGAAGTCGTCATTCTTGAAAGGGACTGCGAGCTTGTTCGAGATAACCTTATTCAGCGTCAACAGGATTTCGCGGCCTTGGTAAGCAGAGCGCAATGTGAAGCTGAAGAACGGTGCGGTTCCCATCAACTCATTGCTGATTCTCAAGACCTTGCCGCCCGTCGATTTCGTGAACTCATACGAGATGCGAACTGCAACATCGGCGGCAGCGTCAGCGGCTGAGAACACGTATTCGCCGGCAGCATCAACCGAGTACTCGCCAGCAGCGGGAGCTGAGGCTACGCGAACCATGGCGACGCCAGATGATGCGATGACAACGCCCATATCTTTCGCGAACACGCCTGTCGATGGCGGGACAACGACAACAGATACGTCAGCCGTGTGCAGCTCGTTAGGTGACATGCCGCGAGCGACAGTCTCAGGCGTGCGACCGAAGAAGATCTTGCTCATCAAGTCGCCGTCGATATTTGCGAGCTTTGCTTTGCCGGCAATCTTGCCTTTGCCGCGACCAATGGCCAGAGCGAAACTCTTAGCGCCGTGCAGCTCTTTGGTATCAAACGAGATATCAAGAGAGACATCTTGCAGCGTACCGAGCTGAATTGGTTGCGCCAGGGCGGTTGCGACACCAGATGCGTCGAAAGTTTGTGTAGCGAATACAGCGCCGACACCGAATTGGTATGCCATGTTTTATTCTCCAAAGGATGCGTCTATGTTAACGCGAGTTTCAAATAGTCAAGCATTAAGCAACAGTTAGCTTGACTGGGATTATTGCGACGGCCGTCTCACCGAGTAAGCCCTCATCGGTTTCAATTCTGCCTTCGATCTTGCAGTCATGAACTAGACCGCCAAGCGTTTGCCGGTAATCGACGCCGAAGTCTTTTGGCTCAAGCGCTAGATCGATCGCGTCTAGTATTGCGTTCAGGCCTGGAGACGCGTCTTTCGAGTGGTTTCCATCCGTTTTCACATAGACGATCAGCTCGCAATCAAGTGTCCAAACGGTCGGAGTGCGCGTCTGAGTGCGAGCGTCCTGACCCTTTTGAACCAGAAAGACAGCGGGGCAATCGGCCGGCGAAACGTCATCCCAGTGAACAGCTCGCCGTGCACACTTGCGCACGCCAGGAATCGATGTAACGAGTGCGAACAAAGCGGCGAAGATTGGTTCGCGGGCGATCATTTGGCGGCCCCCATGGCGCTTTCAATTTGCGCCAGGATCGCTGATTTCTTATCCGCCAGAGCACTGCGCAGGAAAGATCGCTCTGGGATGTTCACTCTCCGAGAGTGCGCGCGAACAGTTGCGGTCACGGGGTTGATTGGCCGCCCGAAAGCTTGCTTTATGGTTCGCAAACTCTCAGCTACTTGCACCGATCCCTTGAATCCCATTTCATGCGAGCGCGCGTACTCAACGTTGGTACCCACACGCCCGACAACGCCCGAACTCTCTTCAGTAACTTGCGCGTTGATACTGCGCCTTAGTCGGCCAGTCTGAACTCTCAGGACTTGCCCGGTCAGCTTGCTAGCTTTCACGTGCGCAGACAAAGACATCGATGCTTTGCGAACAGCTTGAACTAGCGCCGATCGAACACCGCCCGCGCGCTTACGAATGCTCGCAACAACTTCTTTCGAACCCTTGACGCGGCTGGTGGCCATCAAAATGCCCGCAGGTAATGCCTGAGCGCGGCTTTGCACTCAGGTGGTACATCGGAAACAGTGAAGCTGACTACTTCGCCACCCATAGCCTTCGAGGCCTGACCGATTCGCTCACGCCTGCGATAGTTGTGAGCCACCAAGTCAATCGCGCATTGCTCGATATCAGCCGGCAGCGTTTCGTAGCCTGCTGTGTATTGCACGCGAACAGATCCAGGCCCGCGTGGCATTCTGTAGCCGCTAAGGAATGGGCCGAACGAATCGAACTTGAATGAAGAATGCTCGACGCCATTCAACCAGACGGCCGACACATCGGTTACAGGACTCTGCGGCAAGCACAATTGCAGTGCTCCGAGTCCGTCAAAGCTCTCATCATATGAAGTCGAAAGAACTTCGCGCTTCAGGTGAGCTCGGATCCAATCTGACGCGGCAGAGATAAGCCGGCTTAGAACCAAGTCGTCATCCGACCCGGCCACTTTTAGCCACGCTTTTACTGCTGCGAGATTAGTGTAATCAGTTGCCATTTTGCTTCGAGCTTGAAAGAAAAAGGGGCAGCAGTTTGTGACCACTGCCCCAGGTCCCCACCAGGACACACTCTCGATTAGCAGCCCCTTTCGAGGCCGCTTATATTAAGACTTAGCGATGTTGGTGATGATTCCGAAAGCAGGCGGGAAGTAGTTCTGCAACACGCCATCCATATACACCCCGTACGTGTACTTCCGGGTCGTTACTGGCCAGTCCATGCTGTAGTAGTCTTTCCGCAACTTCATCTTCAGAGGATCGGCAACGCCGCTCAACGAGTAAGGCAACGAGCTAGAGAAGAACATAATCGTTCCGGCAGGCATGTTCGGGTGAACGATGATCTCGACGAAAGTATTCGTGATCTTGTTCAAGTACATACCAATCGAACCGCCGGCTACGAACTTGGTCGGGTCGCTGATATCAATCGTGAAATTGACAGCAGGGGCCGAGCCGCTCGACAGAACAACTTGAGCGATGGAAATCTTCTCTTGAGCCGACACGTACATCTTGTCAGGACTGAGGCGATAGTCTTGATAGAAAGATACGAAAGCATCTTCAATCTCGACAACACCACCAGCTCCGTCCGAGGTCAGGCCCGTGTTATTCGAAGCCAGCTTGGCAACGTACGAACCAGAACCAGGCTTCGAGATTTGCGTGAGCAAGCCATCGAAGTGCAGGCTATTGGTCGAGTGGTCACCGGCAACCAAGGTAGCAGCAGACTGAGTGCCAGCAGCTACAGCGTCGATCGTGACAGCGGACAACGAGGTCACAGCACCGAGGAACTCTGAACCAGCAGCACCCCAGAACCATGCGTAGCCGTAAGCATTGGTCACGGGCAGGATGCGGGCGGTAACAGCGCTTCCTGCGTCAACAACGATCGTCTCAGCAGCCGACTTCGCAGCCGAACCACCACCGAACGTGTCAACAGAGCCGTCAGCGTTCGTGCGGGTGACGAGCTGAGGAACGCGAGCGGTAGACAGCTTCAAACGCTGGCCTACTGATCCGTTGTTCAGTCCGAGCAACTGGGTAGCAGCGCGATGAGTCAGGGCGACGCAAACAACGCTCAGAGTCTGTGAACCAAGGGCACCAGCGCCAGCATCCGCGAGCACAGGGGTAGGAGTCGTGCCGAGCTGCACTGAAGCGTTTCCGCCGAGTATGATTTGCTCTTCACCGATCATCAACGAGCGCAATGTGCCTTCGACGGCGCGGGCCTTGACGTCTTCATATCCCTTGGCGGCGTGATCGGCTTCGAAGGTTACAAAGTCTTCAGTTCCCAGCGTACGGAAAGCAGCGAAGTATTCCTTGGTCTCGGTATCGAGAGCAGCATTCCTGTTGCCTTCGCTGACGCCGACATCGACGTTCTGCACATTGATACCAGTAACAGCTTTCCAGTTTGCTTGCGAGCTGTAGCCAGTTACGTCGCGGGCAATCAAATTGCGCAGCGGGGTAAGGACCGGGTACAGAGTCTTGGCCGGGCCTTCGAGGTCATAACCCTGCAGACCTTGAGTGGGCGTAGCATTCTGCACGAAACCTTTGCTGATCTCAGCGTCGGGAGTTGCGAGAGCGCTCTTGAGCAATTGCAGCGATTCAGTTGTATTCTTGGACACGTTAACTCCGATGAAAAGGGTTCGCCCTGTCTGGGGCATATGAGTACTTTAACTCAAGTTTGAAAATGTCAAGCGTTTGGCGGTATTGCCAAACACCCGACTCTATTTACCGCCCGATCACGAATCTGTTATTGGCCATCGCAGCTTTGATAAGCGTCGCGGTTTCATTAACAGTTCCGTCTGATTTCTTGATTTCAGTTACTTCCCGCGCCGTAGATTCCGACTTCTCAACTACATGCAGCGCAGCCTTAGGTGCAACGGGCATCGCTTCCAATTCAGCAACTCTCGACTTCAACAAGTCGCGCTCTGCGGACACGGGAGCGAGGGCTTTGGCGATCTCTGAATCCACGTCAGCTTTAGAGATCATCTCGATAGCTTGAGCAACTGGCGCATCGACCACGGCAGCCTTCGAGATGTCGTCAGCGCCGGCAGCCTTGCCGACTTCATCGGCGTCAGGCTCTGCGGCGGCCTCGTAGCCAAGTGACTTCATGAGCTCATCGCACTTCTGAACCAGCCCGTGTAGCTCCGTAAGCTGGCCCTTGCTTGTCTTGCTGAACTTAGCGCCGGCTTTCTCAATGTCCGTTGCGCTAGCTGCCTTAGCTACAGCAAGTAATTCGCTAGCTTCCTCACCGGTCATTTCAACCAAGAGGTCGAGACCGGTGGCCAGCCATGCTTTGAGCGCCTCAGGCATCATCGAACCATCCTCTTCATACTCGGTCTCGTACTTGCACTCACTCTGCAGGTAGGCGATCGATTGAAGTATCGGAGCAAAGACTGCGACTGAATACATACCTTTGCGAATGGGCGCGGCTGGCGTTTCGACAGCGGCTACGATCGTTTCTACTTGAGCAACGACTTCTTGAACTTCAACGGTGGGGCTGGTGGACATATCTGCTTTCCAAAGGGTTATGACTGCTTCCGAGTTAGCCGGGCGATCGACTAACGAGATTTCTCTGAGTTCTAGTTCGCTAATCGTGTTGCCTTGCTTCTTGAGAGCCTTGCCGCCGATGCTGAATCCCTTAAACACGCCGGCCTTGGCTTTCTTGACGCTGTTCGCATCAACGATTAGTGCTTCGATTATTGTCTGGCCCTCAGCATTTACAATAGCGCTCTTGATAATGCCGGCAGCGATAGGCTGGTGCATCTCACGTAATGGTCCGGTACCGCCCTGGGACATGAAGCCCGGGATAGCGTCCGCCATCGCTTTGGCGGTAATGATGTCGCCTTGAGAGTCAAGCGATGCAGTTGATGCGATGCCAATAGCCGTAATCGTGCCATCGTCGTTATCAACTGACTTTGTAATGTCGAAATAGATGTTGTTCATTTTGTTCTCACTCTCAAACTGGTAGTACGTCGCATCTGCAATTAGGATGCTGAGGCGGTTGAGTCGCGCCGGATGGGAATGATTCGCCGATCGCACGAATCTCACGATCATTCGCCAGGCATAGATCGCTTACTTTGTCGTCTTCAGCCGTTACCCATTCGAGCTTCTCAACGCCGGCTTCTATATATAGTGAGACGTTACCTTCGACATCTGCGGCAGCGGTTTCAGTTCTAGCGATAACATCCGCGCGCTCACGGGAGAACAGATAGCTCTCTGAAAGCTCTTTAGACAGCCGATCGTTACTCCAACCGTCTTGCTCAGCCATGGCGATCAAATCAGCGATGCCGGCACGCGTGGTCTCTGCAATCGATACGTCGCCGTCGAGCCTGATCAGGCGCCCGCCACGCTCTTTTGCGTACTTGACTGCGCGCTCGTTTGCTTGACTGAGAACATCGCTCGCATCGACTCCAATCTGTGCCGCCGCGCTAGCTACAGCGTTCAGTGAGATAGCTTCAATGAGCCCGCCAAAGGTATCGAATAGGTCGTCGTTGAACACCTGTTTTACGATGCTTTTTGCGCGCTTGTCTGCCGACGTATCAGCCTTCACTAACGAGCTGGTGGCCAGCACCTTGCACTCCTTGAGAGCCGCCAGGACAGCGCGGCGAATAGCCATGCGCGAACGCACAGCGGCTGCCCGATTGCGAACGATTGGCTTAGCTGCGCGGGACATGAATGGTCACCGGGGCGATGTCAACGACGATCTCGGGCATGCGGATCTCGGGCATCTGTAGCGTGATCGCAGGTTTGAAAGCCTTGGCCAGCTTCTCCGTGTCTGCGGATCCACTGAAGCCGAACCCACCTGCTGGCGCGGGCTTCATGGCTGCCAGGCGCTCATCGTCTAAGGCTTCGAGTCCGAGGGCCTCCCTGACTTCATTCGCTTCCATGACGCCGGCGTTCACGTACGCAACGAACGTGCGAGCTTGAGCTTCAGGGTCTACGATCTCTTCAGTCTTGAATGTGAACTCGATATCTGTGTAGCCGAAATAGCGCATTAAGATATCGTTTATGAGCTCAGTGACCCAATTCATGCTGGGTAACAAGCCCTCTTCTTTGGCCGCTTGGTGAGCTGTGCCAGCCGTGCCTTTATTGGTTTGCTTGATGAAAGCTGAAGGGTCAAGGCTGAACGCGTAGCAGACGATGCGGGCTATCCACTCGTCGAACTCACCTTTCAAAACTTCAGTCTTTGTCGGTGTGTAGCTCGACCCGTTCGGGACCATCCGCATCTTCGAGCGCTCAGATGAGTTACCACTGAGCAGCGCATCCCAATGCCGCTGAAATTTGAAGATTGTTTCGCTATCCCAGTCGGCGGGCAGCGCAAGCAATGATTCGGGAACCGAGCCCGATGTGAAGTGCTCAAGCTGTGCGGTCTCGCGGCGAATACCGATGTTGACGATGGCCACGATCTGCTCAACAGGGCTGTAGCCGTAGAGCTTGTGCGTGCGCGGGTTGCGCGGCATGTACAGCAGCTCATCAGCGCTGTAATCGACGGCAGGCAGGCCCTTAAGCACTTGTTGATACGCTGGCTCAGGCGGCATCGGTGCTCGGCCCGTTGAGTCGATCACGCGCTTGATAGTGGCGCCGTCGATAGGCTCAAGGGAGTAGAGCTGGCCGCCCCTGGTTAGCCGTGGATAGACCGTAGCGGCATCTATCACGATCATATCTTCTAGCACCATCCGCAACCATTGTGACCACGTGTGTTGCTTGTCGGGACGATGGAAGAAGGCAGCTAGCTCTTGTATGCGTGCGTCATCGGCCTTCGCTTTCTTGTCTTTCATGCGGAAGCCGAATGGGATAGCGCATATCTGATCTTTGCGCGTCTCGATAACCAAGCGCAGTAGATCGTAGCCATCGGCAAGGGCTCGCATGTCAGCGAATGAGACAGCTTCTTGAGCACGCGGGCGGGTCTGAGTATTGATCGCTATCGGGAAGTCATACCTTCGACCCACAGCGCCTTGAGATTCATTCTGAGCTTGAGGGGCGAGCGTTGCGCCAGGCGAGAAGAATACTCCAGCCTGCCCAGCCGTGGGCTTACCTGAGATAGCGTAGCGCACACCAGCGCTCACACGGGCGAGGATTCCGGGCTCAATGGCGGTCTTGGTGGGCTTTGATGACATACAGCAATGATACTAGACTATCTAGAATGTCAAGCGTGAGCATCTAGATAGCGTGGTGTAACCGCCAGCCCCGATGTAACTTTGGGGTTACGACATCGGTTACACCACTAAGTCATTGATTCATATAGCTTTTTCTCTCTTTATATATATATTGTAACTTTGTAACCATAAATAATAATAGAGCTATACGCGCGATCTCTCTGGACTAGTGAGTAGGTAGGCTTGCGTATGTTCTTGTATAAATACAACTTCGTCTTTCGTTTTGCGGTTACAAAGTTACAAACTCCATTTTATCGTTATAAATCAACGACTTAGCGCGTAACCAAGGGCGTTATTTTTCGGTTACAGAGCCTCTTGCGCCGGTTACAAACCCCTGAATGGCGCCTGTTTCGTTGCGCGTGAGCAACACTTTCAGGCGTGACGCTCGTAACCCTCGGCCCGATTCCTGGCCATCAACTCCGACCGCCAGCCGCACCGAAACGCGTTTTGAGATCGGGCTTCAGTGTGTCAAACTGAGTAACTGAGCTATCCAGAGATAGCGCAACGTTACAGGAATGACATGAAAACAGTCGCAAGGGATGCGGATCGGTCTGATGCGGGCCATGAAATCACCCGAATCGAGGGGTCCGAGGCGCCTCAAGGTTACGGCTACCTGACCGCGTTCAACGCTGATTCCATCGGATTCGACGATCGCCGGAAGATCCTGTTGCCCGTCAAGATGGCGCGCGAACTGACCCGGGCGCGTCGCGTGTTGGATGCGCACTCGCATGACTTCGAGTTCGAGCACGCGATGGTCGTCTTGACCGATGCTGGCCGGCGTTTCGTCGATGTGATTCGCAAGCGCGATGATAAGAACGCGCTCAAAGTATCGCTGGAAGCCAAAGCCGCTGAAGCCAAGACGCTGTCGCTCGCACCTAAGCCGGCTGCCCCTGCCGAAACAGCGCCTGAGCCCGCCCTACCCGCGCGCAAGGGCTTCTATGGCGCAGAGATCAAAGTGATCGATCTCGACCGGGTCAATGAAGATCTCAAGGTCGCAAAGTCGGAGCAAAAGCCGATCCTGAAAGCGATCCTTGAGCGCTCGTACAACCGCCCCTGCTACCCGCGCGAGGGATGGCAAGGCGACTTGGAACAGATGGCCATCGACATGCCTGCATTCGCTGCGGTGATCGAAATCATCGCGGGCCGCTGCCAGATCTCTGAGTCGCGCTATGCCCCGCTGTACATCCCGCCGATCTTGCTTGTGGGCATGCCTGGCGTCGGCAAGACCCACTTCGCGACCGCATTGGCTGAGGCGTTGGGGACTACCAAGTTCGTTATGGCTATGGAGAACGCGCAGACGAACAGCACGCTCACAGGTAGTGATAAGCACTGGTCAAACACATCCCCTGGCGCCCTGTTCAACCTCATCGTGCTAGGCAATACAGCGTGTCCGGTCGTTGTTCTAGATGAGATCGACAAGGTTCCGACTCGGCAGCATCAATACAACCCGGTAACCGCGCTGCACTCCGCACTCGAACCGGTGAGCGCCAAGGAACTGCGCGATGGCTGCGTTGATGTAGTGTTCGATGCGTCGCACGTGATCTACATCGCGACTGCGAACAAGTTGTCAGGCCTCGAAGGCAGTCTGCTTTCGCGCTTCGAGATCCACCACATCAAGGATCCAGACACCCGGCAGAAAGTGCACATCGCGCGACTGATCTATGACGCTGAGTGTGATGAGATGGGCATTCCTACTCATAACACCCCTGGCGCTGGCGTGATTGCACAGCTAGCAATGCTCGATAGCCCGCGATCGATCAAGCGTGTGCTGAAGCTAGCGTTCGCCAGGGCGGCTTTGGCTGGCCGCATCCAGGTCGAGCTGCGGGATCTATCGAAACAAGCGATCAGCCAAACGCACTGAAATCCGTAGGTTGTTTGGCCGGCTTAGGCTGGCCACCCGCCGCAGCTTTCGCATTCATCTCATCAACTTGCGCTTCGAGATAGTCTATGAACCCGTCATTTGTGGTGATGTACATAGCGAAAGCACCCGCCAGTGCGTCGGCATCGTCGTCATGGGGCGCATCTGGGAAGCCTTCTAACGTCTTGAACACTTCTTCATTCCAGTGGCCGCGAAGGAATTTGACGTTGCCGGCAGCGCATTGAGAGCTGACCGGCCCGAACCGCGTCACTTTATCGCCGCGCTCGCCCTTGGTTTTAACAGTGAAGCCTTCGAGCTGGCGCACGAAATACTGAGCTTGCGACTTACCAGCCTGCCCGGGGTCTTGCGGCAAGCCTATTTTGCAGTCAACGCTGTCAGATTTCGCAGTGTTGATGATCGCCTGCTCTACTTTGAGCGGCCCTTCGCGCAGCCTTCGAGCATCGACAACATAGTAAATCTTAGTGCGCATGTCTTTTAGTAGCTTGATGCCTACAGTCCAGTCAGGATCGTTTGAATCAAGCTTCTCAGTTGATGCCAGGTCCCAATATCTGACTATCTTGCAGCCGGCAGGCACGGCATCAACGATCTCGCACCATTCGCGTTGGAAATAGAGGCCAGCCGCTGGTCTGATCTTCCAGTTACCACCAAGGAGTCTCGCCTGCTCAACGTAATCGAGCGCGCGGAGGTTCGCCAGGTAGCCAGGGTCGTTCTTCAACAGGAATACGTTGTCAAAGATCGTCGCTTTAACAAACGTGATCGATTTAGGCTTGATCTGCTCCACGTGATCATCATCTAAGCCCAGAATCCTGTGCGCGTCTAGCAGCTCTTGCTTTGAGTCACCCCAAATCAGCTTGCCATTGATGCGAATGAACCATCTAAGCACGCCTGAGCGGTCGTCAATTGGGATTCCGGTCTCTTGATCTATCCACCACGCGATAAAGCCGGCAACCCACGAGTCAGCATCCGGGTTGCATGTCGCGCGAATACGCTTCTTGCCTTGCCACATCGACCGATTGCGCGACATCAAGAAAAAGAATTGCGACTCAGTGAAGTGCGTCAGCTCGTCGAAACAGACCAGCGGGATCTCAGCGCCAGCCCAATCTACTTTGTTCTTCTCATGTTCCAGGTGCGCAAACTTGATCTTGCCGCCACCAGGCCATGCGATTTCCAAGTCTGTTTGATTAGACTTAGTGCCGAGCCCTTCATACATCTTGCTTGCAGCGTCCCACAGCGACCCTGGATTCGTGATCTGCTTAGTAGTGCGTCGAAATACTACTGCTGCAAATTCAGGATCTGAGACATCCTTTGCGCACTCGGTTAGTAGCGCGAACGACTTACCAGAGCCGGCAGAGCCTCCATAGATGCAGATGTCAGCCTCAGTGTCGCGGAACATCCGCTGAGGCTTCGAGTATTCAGCATTGGCGAACGGGTCAGTTATCTCGCTCGCAGACAAGATGGCCAGCTCTTCGCGCTCTTCAGCGTTCAGATACGGCCACAGCTCCGCGATCGCAGCCGCGCTATACGTCAGTGACATCACCTGCATCCGTCGCACCAGCCGCCCTCTGCCTCAAGCTGGCCCGATGAAGTAGCGCCGCGATCTTTGCAGCTTTGTCGCCGACGCTCATTGATACGTCATCAACTTGAATAGCCCCGCCATTCGCACCAGTCGTCTCCACACGCGATGTTTCCCGCAAGCCGACAACTGTCTTAGCTAGAAAGATTGCAGCCGTCAGCGACGTTTTCTCTTCGCCATGAAAGGCGTGCGAGTACAGCGTCTGCATGATCTTGTCGTTCGTGAGTATCCTGCCGCGCGCAATTTCGTCTTCAAAGTTCTTCTTTAGCGTGTCAACGCTAATAGGCTTACCGGTAATAGGGTTAATAATCCCGGTTGCTAGCTGCTTTTGCGTGAGCCCGATGGCGCACGAACGCTTGACGAATTCGCGATCTTCTGGCGTGGGGTGAAACGTTACGTCACCGGTCCCGCTTTCGTTCAACGGTACGATGTGAGCTAGCGCGACGCTGATACCACGGGCAGCGTTCTTTTGTTTTGATGTGCGTCTAGCCATTTGTTATCCAATAAATGACCGCCAAGGCCGCAAGCAGCGCAAGCGAAAGTGGTATTAGCATGCCGTTTTAACTATTTGTGTGGCCTGAAATACTACATTTCAGATACATATAGTTTACATGAGATATCGTGTTGTCAAGTTTGTTAGCAGAACACGATAGCTTGATGTACACTTGTCTTAAGCTATCGACTGATAGCGCATCTCACCAAGGAAAGCAACATGTCAAACACACCAGGATTACTTGTTGGACCCGCCTCTCAAGCCATGGGCCTCGATGTCAAAGAAGTCGCCGTCATCCTCGGCGTCACGTGCAATGAAGTGACGTCGATGGTCACCGGCCACTCTGACATCAACTTTGGGAGCGACCTGGGAAAGCGTTGCCGCGCGTTCCTCGACCTCTCAAGCGCCCTGAGCAGCAATGCTGGCTTCATCCCAGCTTGGAAGTTCGTGCGCTTGCATGAGACCGGGCTCAACGGGATCCCAGTAGAGATCATGAAGACCCCAGGCGGCATTGAGCGTGTGCTTGCGCATCAGATTCATAGCGCAAACGTTCGATCATCGTTCAAGTTCAACTAAGCCACTTCTTTCGCAACAACTATCTATCGTTTGATAGCTAGTTAGGAAACATCATGACAACAAACGCTACCAAAATCAAAGTAATCACAAACTTACTCACTGACATCTTCTTTTCTGAAGTGAATCACAGTGACACGTACATGTTCGATCGCTTTATAGAAGAAGCTAAGCTTCCTGCTGGCGAGATCGATATGCGTTTCGCGCTCGCAGAAGTGCTGACCAACTACCTCGCTTACGACCTTACGCCCGGAGACATCGTGCATCCATTCTCCGCGCAATTTAGCAAGCGCGTCGATGCTGCATTCGACTTCTTAGAAGCGCTAGAAGTCGATGCTGCATTGAAAGCTGAGTTCGCTGCGACGATCACTAAGTTTGTCCACGTCAACACGTTTGGTGGCGGAGTGACCACATACGCTGGTGGGTTCGTGCTGCTAGAAGTACCAGGGCGGCCCGAGTACGAGGCCGGCTTCGAGTTGCCGATCAGGCAGGGCGCTGATGATCTAGCTGCCGCCCTGTTCGCCATCCACGAGTACGCTGGCGCGACCGAATTGTGGGCTGTGTACTTCGACAGCGTGCTCAAAAGCTCATTCGAGACGCTGGATGAAGCGATCGACTTTATGAATGTGATGCTACTTGCGTCAGGGAATCCGAGCGATTGGTCAGATCGCAGGTCAGTTATTAACCCTTCTGCCTTTGAGCTCTTTCAAGTGTATCGACCTACTTAATAGCTAGTTTACGAGGCCCTTCGGGGCCTTTTTCAATTGGAAAGTAGTATTTAAGTGGGCTAATAGTAACTTTTTCGGCGTGTTTTGGGTGTGATGAGAATAGTTGAAAGAAATCCAAAACTGGTGCAGGGAAATAGTTGTACACTTGTTTTCAAGTTAGATGCGTATTGCAGATGACTGAAACCAAAACTTAGGAATCAAAATGAACAACTCAACAAACAACAACAACAACAGCCGCGCTGCAACTATTTCCCGCGCTGGATTCTCTGAGGACGACGATTGCTTCTCCTTCTTCCACGATTTAGGACCTCTGCAAGAGGAACTCGATAGCAGCGCAGAGACGCGGGCAATGCTGGGAACCATCGCGCTGATTGCGAACAATCCGGCGCCCGCCGTTGCACCTGCTAAACACAATAGTAACTACAGCAGCCGCGCTGCAACTATTGCCCGCGCAGGGTTTTCTGAAGACGACGACTGCTTCTCCTTCCTCCACGATTCAGTGCAATTCCAGGACGTCAAAGTAACGGCATAACTGTTCGCCAAAAACCACAAAACCAAGGAATCAAAATGAACAATACTTCAAACATTACTCTGAACGTCAACACGCCAGTCGGTATTCGCAAGAAAACCGCTTACCGCGCGCCTCACCATACCGCGGTCTCCATGTTCGCGCGCGAGCTGCTTAGAGCAACAAGCTGTGGCATCTATCTAGCCGTCGCACGCGACTACATGCGCGCTGCTGACTACGATCTCTATCAGTTGTCGCGTGCTGAAGATACTAATGCGGCAGCCCCATTTGCAGACATATTCGAAGCTTTCGCATGGAATGAGGCTAACACAGTTGTATTCGACAGCAACGACAAGCGCGCGATGGCACAGCTAATCTCAGAGTTCGAGGATCCGATGGCCGGGTCGCTGCTGTATGCGAAGGCCAGTGAAGACGTGCTTGCGTGTGCTGTGGCGGAAGCTTGCATTGCGCAGGATAGCGATCGTGTGCGCAATAGGTTGTCATTTGCCGCATGAAGCTTGGCCAGACAACGGCGAATGATATCCGCCACAAATATGATTAACATATACAGGCCTCTAGGGGCCTATTATTTTGCCTGGATAGTATTAAGTTATACCCTCGAAGCTATATTAAACATACTAGTATTTACATACTCCCACTATCTGACATAATAGTAGTTATGTCATGGATGCTTTACGTTCACCTATTCATGTGTAAATAAAACGTGTAGTACATCGATCTATTACACTAGTATTTTATTGGGTGGTGCAAGTAGAAAAGCCCGCCAGGTTGATCGCCTGCGGGCCTCTGTCATACCGATAACTCATGCTACCTTTAGGCGTGTGAAAACTCATTCACATGTTAGTGTTATCTTTCGCGCTCATAACGAGGATATTCGTCACCTTCGAAGTCTGATTCGTCAACCATTTCAGGGGCTAGTGCGTTCATGATCGCCGGCGCATTGATCCATTTCTCAGCGATATGGAACAGGCCGCAGTCTTTGCACTTATACGAGTAGAACCTGCCTGAATCCTTCGGTGCGGCTTGCATGGCGTAGCTAACGCTTCCATACTTGACCTTGCCGCCGCACAATTGCGTGAATATCGTATTACCTTGAGCGGCGCTATACCTTGTTTGTGTTTGCATGGTGGTGCCTTATCTACAGTTGTTTAGTTAAATGATCCAACTCGTTCAGAATAATCTTTCGCCGCCTGCGCAATTAGCATACCCTCGGCGCGATTGTGGTCTTTCACTCGTTTGAGGTCTGCTGCATTCGCTGGAAACAAACTCAACGCGAAAGCTCGGCTAGCTTCCTTATCCGAACCAGTCGGAATCTTCATGTGACGCTTCCATCTAGCTGGCTCGAAGCGAATCACTGGGATCCCGAGTGCCGCCAGGACGCCTCGAATCGCACCGAAGGAATCCCCGAGACTGAATCCAGACTGCGACGATTGCTGCGGCATGCTGTGAACTCGCTCAAGGCCTGCAAGCTTGATCTGTTGCGCGTACGGGCGAAGCATGTCCGCCAGGCCGGCCACATCGATCTCCTTCTTAGTCTTGCCTGTCCCAGCTTGGGCAGTCGGGATATCAAGTACCACCAGCTTCTTGATGCTTGAGTCTGCATAGAGCAGCGCGATGCCACCGGTCACGCCGGGGTCGATGCCTAGATAGATCATGCGGCCTCCACTGCGAGCGGCATGCGCTCATTGAGCTGGCGGCAGATCTGAGCTGCGAGCTGTTCGTTGGATGCAATGCCCGCGATCTCTTTGTGTAGATCGTCGACAACGACGTGGCGGTTCTGGCGGAACTTGTCTGGCGCCACGCGGAATCTGAGTGCTGTGTTCATGTTCTTCTCCATCTTCTAAGCTATCTTACAGTGCAATCAGATATCTTCATAACGCAAATCAACGCTTGCACTTCTTGTGCATACGAGCGAAAGCTAGTGAGAGCGCATCCTGCGCAGCGAAAGCTTCTACCGGCCTAGCCTCCGACACAGACCGCCCGCCCCCTGCGCCCTGACCCGATTTTTGCAATACGGGCATTTTGGAGATAGCTGAGATAACTTTCTTATCTACAAGTAACAGCTCCCGGGGGCCGTTCGTAACATCAAACTTCATGAATCTAGCAATGCCCGCGCGCATCGCCAATTTCGAGACTTGCATATAGTCGCATGCAAGCTGGAAGGTGATCGAAGGCATATCGTCTTCGTCACAATTTAGCCAGTCCACAGCATGCAAGTAATCATTTATCCGTACTTGCATGCGGCGCTCAGAGCCGAGGCCGGGGTCCGCAAGAACCGCCTCGGCAACTGCCAGGCCGGCTGCGATGTCATCTACAGCAGTAACGATGCATTCTGCTGCGAGGAGTAGATAGCCGAGGTCCGCCGAGCTTCTATTGACAAAAAACTGGTGTATTGCGCTTCTGAGTGTGTTTGCTGCACCATCCCCGGCCTGCAGTGCATCGAAGTCAAACTCTGGTTGTATGTGCATTGAAATCATGATGAATCTCCCTGAATTGCGTTGTTGTTAAGTAAGTTGTGTTTTGCAGATACAGACTATAACAGTAAGATAGCTTATGTGTTATTTATATAGCCTTAGCAGGAGTAGGTATTAGAGTTTCCACTCTAAATAGTCTGCGCGTAACCGCTGAAACCGCTCGACGGCGCCGGTTACGGCCACGGTTACGGGGCTAAGTCATTGATTTATATATATATTTTCTTAAAAAAGAAGAATAAGTAACTATGTAACCGCTTTTTAAATTAGAGACTTACGCGAAGCAAAACTCGCTATTGCTGATCTAGAAAGTAGTCATTTGCTTAAAAGTAGGTATTCATCCCGTCGAAAACGGTTACAGAGTTACATTGTCCAATTTCTCCAATTGAATCAATAACTTAGCGCGTAACCGAGCACCGAAATTCGAGGTTACTAACGCAAATTTCTCGGTTACACGAAAGAATCCCCACATTTTTCGGCGGCAACTTTCCAAGCGCAATTAAATGTACGTGCTACATTCTCTATTGCAAACCACGCAGATTCATTTGAATCTATTCGCAATCTGAATGAAAGTACACATGTACGCACACCACTTAACGAAATTGAATTCATGCGCATTGACGGCAGAGGATGCTACCAGGGCAGGCTTTACCAGTATGACCGGCGCAGTAGTCGCTTCCATGGCGCTCGGCGAGAACACTACGATCCCCGGCGATTGCCTCGCGATTCCGTATTTCAACGAAGACGGCTCACCGGTTATCAACGAAGCCTCTGGCGCGCAACACACCAGATACCGCGTCTTCTCATCTGACGCAAACTACAAGACGAAGTATTTAAGCGTGTCAGGCTCACAGGATCACGCATATATCCCTGTCGGCCTCTCAGATTGCCCTATGGGCCTGCTGGTCATCACAGAAGGCGAGTTCAAAGCATACGCCGGCGTTGCCCACCAAATCGCGTGCATTGGCATTGCAGGCGTGACCATGGGCTACTCAAGTTCGCGCAATAAAGACACTAAGCGCGATGAAGATACGCCCGTGCTGCCCGCCATCCTCGAACTCGCATCACGCCATGGCCGCGTAATAGTGCTCGCAGACAGCGATGCTACAGAGAATGCAAACGTCAGATCAGCGATGCAATCTCTGGCCAGCGCGATCAGAAAGCAGACTTCAGCCGTTGTCGCGTACGCATCCGTGCCTGCAAATGGTGGCGGCAAGCGTGATCGGAATCGCCCACCACCAGAAAAGATGGGTCTCGACGATTGGATATTCAAGCTACGCGATGACGTTGCCCCAATTCGCCGCCTTCTCGACGGTGTGATTACGAAAGAAGTAGCGCGGCTGGCGACCATGGAGTCTGGTGGCTACACAGCCCTCGGCTATCGGGGTGATATCTGCTTCGCATGGTCGAAAGGTCGCAAGCACGTTGTTCAGTTGTCAGCTAGCTCGATCACTAGCTCTGGCGTCCTGGCGTCACTAGCGGGCAATGAATGGGCAGAGAAGTGCTACGGTGTCGAAGATGCAGACACGGGCAAAGTGACTGTGAACTGGAACCGGATGGGCCTCGCGATCATCGATGAGTGCACCGCAAAGGGTTTCTACGATGAGAGCTCGGAGCGCGGAGTCGGCGTGTGGCGCGCGAAAGATGGCGGCCTCATCGTCAACGCCGAAACCGTCTACAGGCCCGATGGTCAAGCAATCGACCGCGTCTCCGATGACAACATCGTGTACCCGATCGACGGCGGGCCAGCGTGGTCAGCGGGCATGGATGTAGCGACAACAGGCGACGTTGCAGAGCTAATCACGTGCTTGAAGCGTTGGAAATGGGTTCGAGAGAGTGACATGCTGATTACCCTTGGGTGGCTCGGGCTCGCATTCGTGGGTGGGGCGCTGGAATGGAGACCTAACCTGTCACTGACCGGCATTCGCGGTAGCGGCAAGTCAACGTATGCGAAACTGTTTTGCAAATTGCTAGGCGAACAAAAGTACGCTATCAGTTTTGCCCTTGGAAAGACTAGCGAGGCGGGAATCCGCTCACTTATTCGCTCATCTTCGCGGCCCATCATCGTTGACGAATTTGAGTCAGATAACCGAAACGCAGCAGCAGTGCTCGACATGCTGCGAATCAGTTCGAGTGGCGACAAGATCTACAAGTCGTCAGCGACTGGTACGTCTGTTCAGTACGAAATGAGATCTATTGGACTGATTGCCGGCGTCACGCTTCCGAATTTCAATGGCGCAGATCACTCACGATTCTTGTGCGTCGACATGAAAGAGATCCCCGCAGATGAGAAAGAAAACGTGCATCCCATGATGCAGCGCAACTTCAAACAAGCGTGCGAACTAGGGCCAAAGCTCGCAGCTCGGATGCAGAATTCTTGGGAGCGGTTGAATGACGCGATCGAAGTAGCTCGCAGCGCTCTGAAGGCTCAGTCAGCACGCTTCTCTGATACGTATGCACCAGTATTCGCATCGCTTCACTGCATGCTGAGCGACGATGTTTTGACGCCAGAGCAGGCTATCGAGTATGCAAAGATGATTGACTTGGATAGCGCGAAAGACCGCAACAACGAGGGCAAGACTGAAGTGAGCATCTTGACTCACATACTTTCGACAGTTGTCAGTGTAAACAATGGCGGAACCCGCAGGCTGACAGTCGCCGAAGTTGCGTCTTACGCTTTGGGGGAGGGCCGGCTTGGTGGCGTCTACAAAAGCGAACTTGGAGCCCTCGGAATGGCAGTCGGTTTCGCTGAAGACTCCGGAATGCCGACGCTGCACATTAACCAAAACTCCTCAGGCTTCCAAAAACTATTCGCAAATAGTGCATGGTCGAATGGTCAAGTAGCTTCGAATATCAAAAGATTACCTGGCGCCGCTCAAAAAGCACTAAAGACAATGCGAATTGGCGGTATTCCATGTAAGCCACTGTCTGTGCCGGTCGATATTGAAGTATCAGAACCGGCTCAAGAAGAATCAGAAATGCTTAGTCGAGCATAAATAAAACACGCTATTGGAAATTCGTGTACTATCACGCTAGCTTGTAGCGCATCAAGCAACATCAAATAAGAAAATAGGATAAGCAATGATCACAGTAGAGAAGCAGGGAAATGTTTATAAAGCAGTATATGACAGCGTTTATGACAAGAAGAGTGGAAAAATAACTTTGGGCGAACCTTGCAAGCTGCCCGAGCTACGGGCGACGCTTGCGGCGATGGATGCCACGGCGGGGCAGGCGAAGTGTGTAAACCCATTCGCATCTAAGTACGTCAAGCCGACCCTGGCCACCCGCCCTCGCCCGCTCCCCACCAACCCGTTCGCCGACACAAATAAAAACGCCTCCGGGGTTGAGCCGGAGGCGGGCATTGCAAACCACGGGGCGCTTTCGCGCAACGCAATCCGTCGCTTGCCAAACGACAGTTCGATTGTACAGGAGACAGACTTCAGACGGCAACTGACTGTGTTCGATCTGCATGAGATTCGTGGCTCGAAGTTTGTTGTATTCGACCTGGAAACGACGGGCCTGACTCGTTACGCGAAGCCTACGCCAGTCGGTGCGTCAGCCAAGATTGGTTCGCGCACCCTGACTAGATACAAAGCAGATACGGGAAGTACGGTCAACAATCGAGTTCGTGCCCGTGTCGTTTCTATTCAATTGAGTGCTGGCCAGAAAATAGCCTTCGATCTAGACGCACTGACAAAAACAGAGTCAGGCGAATTGATGCATGCCTGCCTACACAATCAAGTAGTCATCGGCTGGAACCTCGGCTTCGATTACGCATTCGCCCTCGGATACTGTGCAGACTTCCAGCCGAAGATGACTATCGATGTCATGCTCCTAGTCCGCTGCCATTGGCCAGCCGATGTATGGGCAATTCATCAGCGCGCTTGTGATGAAAAGAACGTTGATGCACGTGAGATCTGCAAGAAGAAAGAAGGCAGCGCATCGCTCGAAGCTATCAGTACCGCCTACGGTCTCGGTCGGCCTGACAAATCATTCCAACATGCGCGCAATTGGTGCGTGAGTAACTTGTCGCGGGATCACTTCGATTATGTCATGGGTGATATCTCGCACCCACTTTCTATACTTGAGAAGATGTATGGAAGCCACGATATCGATTCGATTATCGCGGGCATTCGTTCGGAAGACGCTAAAAAGGGATTTGAGTACCTAGATATCTTTGAGAAAGCGCCGCTAGAGCTGGCCAGGATTCATGAGCGTGGGATGCCGGTCAAGATTGGAATCTTGAACAACATCGATGGCCACCGTTCAGGCCTGATTCCGAAACTGGTTGATGAAGCCATTAAACAGATCCCAGCGTTCGAGTCACACCGCGATCGGTTGATGAGTGTTCAGCCTGGAGTGAGTGCTGAGCTGAAACAGATCCTTGCCGACTACTGTAAGTCGTGTGGCTGTGAGCTCGAAGTGGGCGCAGATGGTAATGCGGTTATCCAGGCTAAGAGCGCGAAGCTCAAAGGGGCAACTGAACTAGAAGGCTGGAAAGCCTGGGAGTCGCTTCAGCACGCAAAGAAGACGCTGGCCAGCGTTAGTGAGTACAAGAATTGTGCGGTTATGGACCCTAGATTCGAGGGCTGGTCCAGAGTTCACCCGCTAATTTCGTGCACCACCGCTACCCTTCGCACGGCCAGCAAGATGCCGAACTCGCAAAATATGGAGCGGTACAGCAAGAAGCTGGCGCCTGATTTGAACTTTCGTACGTCGATTCATGCGAGGCCGGGCTACAAGATCATCAGCGCGGATTATGGACAGATCGAGCTACGAATCGCAGCCGCATTGAGCCTGCGATGCATTGAAGAGATTCATCGCGCGATCAATGGTAAGCTGAAAGTTCCTGATTGGATACTGTCAGCTATCAAGTCGAAGGTTCGCCCCGACTTCGAGCTAGCCGCAGAATTCTGGGAAACATGGCAGAAGGTTCAGGCTCGTGGCGCAACGATGGCGCAGACGTTTAGGCGTGGCGTCGACCCCCACTTGTTGACCGGTTTGAAGATGGCGGTCAGGCAAGGCGTCGTTGACATCGGTGACAAGTCAGCTATCGACTACATCCTGTGCGCTGACACCGAAGAACTGAAAGCCCGGATCAGTGTGCAGCGGGATGCTGCGAAGGCCCTGAACTTCGGACTGCTTTACGGCATGTCAACGTACACGCTGTGGGTTCAAGGCGTCGTCACTTACGGCCTGAAGTGGACAATCGAAGAAGCTGAGATCGCACGTACGGCATGGTTCGATGACTACGCCGAGATCAAGCTTTGGATCCTCTGGACTCGCCACGTGAACCGAGCCGCTAAGAACAAGATCACGCCCCTGTATCGCTTTGACTATGACGCGAAAACGATGGTTGTCGAAGAAGCTCGGATGCGCGTGACCACCGCTCTCGGAGGTCGCCCGTTTTGCGATCCCGACACCAGGATCCTGAATTACAGCGACCAGGGGACCGGCGCTTCAATTGCCGTCTATGCCATCGTTTCCATGGAACAGCTAGCGAAAGATAGCATCATTTCGTTCGTGCACGATGAGATCGTGCTTGAGTGCAAAGAAGCTGATGTCCCCATCGCAAAGCGGCAGCTCGAAGATGCTATGAGGCACGCTGGGAATCGCTTTCTGAGCGCGTACAGCATCCCTGTCGATGCAGACGCTATCGTAAGCAACTATTGGTCCAAATCGTAAACATGACAACAACAGTTTGTATCTTTAGACAAGCTGTTGTATGCTCAAGCTATGTCTACGAAACGAGAGATAGTGATGAGCGACAACAGCGAAATCGACCTGGGTGCAGAGGCAGCGGCAGCAATCGCAGCGGCGGCAGCGGATGGCCAGCCCACCAAGCCGGTAGCGGCGAAGCGGGTTCGCCAACCAGCGGCAAAGAAGACTGCGCCGAGGGAGAGGCACGTGATAGAGATCGACATGAGCTCGGGATCTGTTCCAAAGCTGATCATCATTGGTCGCGGACAGCTCAACAACCGGAAGCTTTACGCCTGTCGCCTGCGACCGGAATCGATCGATCGCCTGCGCAAAGTAGCCAGCGGACCGGACTACTTGCTGATCGATCTAGCCGTCAACCGGCTCTGCGATGTGCTGGAAAGGCAAGAGAACTCGGAAGTCATTCGCGCCGAAGAGCTGGGATAAATCATGAGGCCTGGTTATGAACTGGGTTCGGGCAGACAAGTATTACGAGCAAACGGGCGATACTGCGGCGGCGGTATCGAAGCGTCTGAGATCTGGGATTTGGCTGCGAGACATTCACGCTCGCAAGCCGGAGGGTAGCAGGCAGTTATGGGTTAATTTGGAAGCGGTAAAGCTATGGGCATCGGGAATAACAGCGCGGGAAATGTTGGTATTACAGCGATCAAGCGCGCAACAAAAGAAGTTTATCAAGTAGCTTTCTCCATGCGAGGTGTTCAGTGTCGAGAGATTGTCGATCTGACACACTCGAAGTCTAATGAGAAGTTTTGCGTGAACATGCGGCAAGAGATTATTGGCGCGATTGCCAAAGGTACGTTTGAGTACGCGACGTTCTTTCCGAATTCAAAGCTTGCCAGGCGGGTCGGCTTCTCTGATAACTCTGCTGATCTGACGTTGAAGTCTGCGTTAGAGAAGTATCGTAATCGCGTGGAATCAACGCTTGAGCGAAGCACATTTATTGGCTACAGGAATGCGATCAACAACATTCTGATTCCTAAACTCGGCCATATGAAAGTAGCTGAAGTCCGGCCATCCCACGTTCGCGATTTCGTTGGATCTAGGACATCTAGCCTGAAGCGCATCAAGAATCTTATCCTTCCTCTGCGCGCGGTTCTACATGAGTCGAGGATTGATGGCTTGATTGCTTCGAATCCTTGTGACCTAGTTGACTACAAACGGTTAGTGAAACCTGAGCAGCGTGACACTGGTTACGCGCCAAATCCTTACACCGAGGCCGAGCTGATTACTCTGCTCTCCAATCTGGATGGGGTCTACAGGTACACCTACCAGCTATGGGCGTACACGGGACTACGGACATCGGAGTTGATCGGTCTTCGGTGGCAGAGCGTAGATTTAAATGCGCTTAGAGCGACGATCTTTCAAGTGACTACCGCCGGGCAAGATAAAAACCGCACAAAGACGCATGCGGGCACTCGAATCATCAAGCTCTTACCTGCGGCGGTGGAGGCGTTTGAGTATCTGAAGG